CCGTCAGCGTCTCGGGCACGATGGCAAAGCCGAACCGCCCGTTGATCACGCAGCTGCCCGCGCTCACCTCCACCTGCATGCCGGTTTTGGCCGTCACGGCAAACATGCCGCTGCCAAATACGCCGTTGGTCAGGAACGCCGCCAGCAGCCGTGCAAACTCCGCGCTGCCGCTGGCCCGGTCGTATTGAGGGATGCCGCTGGAATCGTATCCGGTGATCTTGCTGTCAAAGGGTAGGGAAAACATGAGAATTAATGCACCTCCATTTGTGGTGAGTGGTTGAAAAAACGATCGCAGGGATGCGGGCAGTCCATGCGCCGCGATCCCCGATGGCGGCGAAGCGCCCCTCCGGCACCCGGTGGCGCCTGTGCGCAGCCGCCGGGCTATACCCCCGTCTTTGGGCTGTTGATCGTCGCCGTCTGCCAGTCGTTCCCTGGCAGGAGGATGCGCACCCTTCTGGACGTGATCTGCGGCAGCTCGTACCCGCGGACGTCGCCCCGGCCATGCCGCGCCACGCGCTGGTAGACCGTGCTGGCGCTCTCGCCGAAGGTCAGGCTCACGCTGTGCTGCCCGGCCTTGAACACCTCGTTCACGCCCGTGATGCGCGCCGCAAAGCTCTTGCCCAGCCGGTGGCATACCACGTCGCACTTGTCGCCCAGGTCGTAGTCCTTTCGGTACAAAAGCCCGCTCTGGATCACTTCGATGTCGGCGCTCTGCACGATGGGATACTTTTTCAGCTCGTCGTGCGCCTTCTGGGTGCGCTCGGCTTCGGTCAGGTCGTCGTCCACGTTCATCATCAGCCAGCGGCGGCCCTCGGTCTGCCAGTTTTCGGTGTACACGTCGTGCCGGTAGGGATCGCCGATGGAGTCGCTGCCGTAGAACACCACGGCATGGTTCTTGTAGCCGCTTTCGTCCTCGGTATAGGAAAACTGCGTTACGTGGTGGCTGTCGTCCGAAAACAGGGCAAAGGGGTTTGCCTCCTGCGCCTGCGTCCGGTCCGCCCCCTGCCAGATACGAAGCAGCACCTTCCCCGTGTCCGGGTCCAGCGCAAACCGCCAGCTCAATTCGAGGGTTTTCAGCGTGGAATAGAGACAGTCGGTGATGGTGTCATTCTGCCAGGACACGTCCACCTCGGTTTCGTCAAAGGCGGTCGCGTCCGGCTGCGGGGCGTACAGGTCCAGTGTGTACCACTGTCCCGGATGATTAAGAACGTGGTCAAGCAGCGCCGCCAGCGTGTACGTCCCCTTGATGTGCGGATAGGCATAGATGCGGTTGTACAGCGCCTCAAGAAATGACCCGCTCAGCTGCACAAACTCGCCCTGCGCCGTGCGCTCGTAGTCCACCTTTTCCACCATGCCCACCTCCGGGCGATCCGGCGTGTAGAGGAATTTCACACGCGGGTCATAGTCCGCCGCCAGAATGCGCATGGAAAAGCTGCCCGGCTCGTAGTAACGCCGTTTCCATTGCAGGTTCAGGTACTGGAAATAGGTAAGGGTTTCGAGATTCTTGTCAAGACCGGCGACTTCTATTTCTTACACCCCCAAATGTGATGATTCGCACGTTCCGCGCCCGCGGCGCGGCCCGCGCTGTGCAGGCAAGCGATGCGGTTGCCGCTCGCTTCCGGGCGGGTCCCATTCCCACCCTTCGCTCGCTGTGGCACAAATTCATATTCCTAAATACCGAATCTGGAAATACACTCGCGCGCTGAGCTGGTCGGGGTTGGTGTCGGCGTCGAAGCCGATCACGCTGTAGCCGGGGTCCACGCGCATGCTGCCGAAGCTGCTCGCCTTGTCGATTTTGTTCAGCGCGTTCACCCCGTTGATGCGCACGATGCGTTTTTCGGTGTCAATGTCCACCACGTCGCCCGGATTCATGGTATACAGCACGCGCACGAAGGCGTCCCCGTGAATCAGTTTGGGGTTTTGCACCGTGCCCGGCCCCATGGCGGTAAACACGCCGCGCACCCAGGTGGGGGCGCTTCCCCGGTTGTGGATGACCACGGTTTTGTCGTAGTTGTACACGCCGAACAGCATGCCGGGAGCATCGTCCAAACCTGAACGCGCTTTTCCGGGCACGCCGTCCTTCATCATCGACACATACGGCCACCCAAGCCTTGGCGTAATGCTGTTGAGGTCCACGCCATCCATGCCGCCCTCTCCGTCCAGATACCCATAGGGGCATAGGAACGTGGCCGTGATGTCAAGCGGCTGATACAGGCTGCCCGACGGAATGGCCACGGCCTTCAGGCGGCAGTCCCGCGCGGTGCGGGTCACACCGTCGTAGCTGATATCCACGTCGTAGGTGTATTGCGGATCAAAAAACACCACCGCCCGGGCGCGCAGAATGGCGTTTTTGATGCCCCCGCGCGATTTGGCCCGGATGGTGATCTCCCTTGCCGCCACGCGGCTGCCCGTCACAGTGTCGCCGTCGCCCACGGCGTTTTTCTCGGTGAACACCTCCATGGCAGGCGCATCAACGCCTTTCAGCTCAAGCAGTCCAATGGGCTTGTCATCCATGGCAAAGGTCTGCCCATCGCTGCGGTGGATGAGCACATTGGCCCGGCTGGTTTCCATCAGATCACCCCTTCCAATCCATAGGTGGCATACAGGCGCATGGTCTTGGCAAACTCGTCCGGCGTCTGCACGGGGACGTTAAAGTTGTTCACCTGCTGGAAGCTGCCGCCAGCGTCACCCAACATGCCACCGCCTACAAGTGATGCGGCTTTTTCAGCCCTCCACAAGCTCGCCTCTGACCTCGTCAATACCGCCTCCCCTGCGTGAAGCTGCGCTATATAGCCATCAAATGGAACACGGTCAAGACCGCCAGCGTGCGAGCCGTCAACATCCCCGCCGCCCGGCACCGTCGTTACCTTGATGTATGTGTTGACGGTCTTACCGTTAATCCCATCAAGGGCTTGTTCTGCGTTTTCAACACCTTCGGTTACTTGGTCATCCACCTCAACGGTCGCTGTATACGGCTCGGCAGAGATTTCCGACAAGATACCCTCTAGCGTTTCGCCGTCTTCAATCCGCTCCTTGAGGCTTTCGGCGTTGGCCAGCTCTGCTTCAAGCGATGCTATGGTAGCCATTGCATTGTCGAGCGTTGCCTGAATGGCGGCTATTTCTGCTTCATAGGCCGCTACCTTTTCGTCTTCTTCCACCGCTTTGTCTCTTGCCAATTCATACAGCGCGGATAGAGCGTTTTGCAATGCCGTCAGTGATTCGGAATCACCTTCGAGGTCTCCGGCACCTTTCAGATTTCCGGCTTCATCAATAAGTTTGTCAAAACCGGGCAAGTCGCCGAGATTACCTCCAAGGTCTGAGAAAGTCTTGAGAAAACCAAGGCCATTTTGTATCGCTTCTGCATCAATGTTGTTTCCGGTGGACGCCATCCATTCCAACATTGATTTCAGATCGCCATGTTCGCTGCCCAACGCTCCATATGCAGCCGCTAGTCTCTTGCTCTCTGCCAATGCCGCCTCATATCCGCCTTTTTTCTGGGTTAGCATAGCCGCATTGATCTGTGCGTCGGTAAGCTGTCCCTTCAAGCCGCCTACAAAGTCGCCAATGTTGCGCAGCTGGGCGAGCTCCTTGTACTTTTCAATTAGCGCGTCAACCGAGCCGCCCTCCTCTTTGAGAGCTTCCTGTAGCTGTTTCAGCCCTTGCTCATCCGGCGTGTAATCGAATTCAGGGAGAAGCGCGTTCAATTCATCGATAATGGCAAACGCCTTTTCTTTATCTTCCTCTGACCAGTCCTTCAAACGCGGCTCCACCTCAAACATGTCTTGAAGCTCAGAAGCCACGCCCTTGGCAGCATCGGTGTTGATATTGATCGTGATTTGCTCCTGTAGGAATTTTTCCTTGAGCTTCTTCACATCATCGTCAAGGCTGTTGAGGTCGGCTTTTGCAGCTTCTACCTCGGCCTTTGCCTCCACTTTGAAACTCTTGTCCTCGAACAGCCCGTTCAGCGCATCGATCACGCCGTTTGCGGCCGGAAGAATCACACCGCTCAGCGCATCGCTGATGGGACTGAAAATGTTCCCGACAAGCTGCATGGAGTTGTCCTTGAGCGTTGAAAACTGCCCCTCCATCGTTTTGCTGGCGTTCTCCATTCCGTCGTAGAAGCGGCCGCCGGGGCTGGTTTCGATCTCCATCGCCTTGCCCACCATCTCGGCCGAGATCATGCCTTCCTGTCCGATCTGGGCAAGCAGCTTGGCGCCCTCGCTGGCCCCGGCGCCGAGCTTCTTCACCTCGTTCTGGGCGTCCTTCATCTGTTTGCGAAACGCGGCGGACCCCTTTCCGCCGCTCATCACATCCTTGAGATCTCCCAGACTTGTGCCGGTTTTTTCAGCAAGGGTGTTGAGCGGATTGAAACCCGCGTTCACCATTTGCAAAAGGTCCTCTCCCGTCAGCTTGCCGGCTGCGCTGATCTGAGAAAACGCAAGGGAAAGGCTCTGGAATTTGTCCTTGTTGCCAAGCGCGATGTCCCCAAGACGGTCCATGGCCGTATTGGCATTTTCAGCGTCCATGCCAAAGGAAAGCATGGTCTGTGCGGCGCTGGCCAGATCCTCCATGCCAAAGGGTGTCTTGGCTGCTTTTTCCCGAAGCTGCGCGACATACTCCACGCCCTTTGCCTCGTCCCCAAGCATGACGGAAAAGTTGGTTTGGTATGCTTCCATCTGCGCGTTGTATTTGATGGCGGCGGTTGCTACCTGCCCCAGCCCTTGCGTCAGCTTGGCAAAGGCAAACGCGCCAACCAGCTTCCCGCCCAGATCTGCCAGTCCGGAGGTTAAGCTTTTGGATGAAAAAATATCCTTTACCTGCGTTCCGAGCTTTTCAAGGTCGCTCTTTGCAAGTTTTGACCCCTTCTCAATCCCTGATCTGTCGATTTCCGTATCAAAGATCAGCGTTCCGTCAACCGGCATCTTCATCGCCTCCCATCCTGCGAATGATCTCCGACGGGTTCTTTCCCTCTTCCAGCGCGCGGGTGATTTCCTGTCGCACGGCTTCTTCCCTTGCGTTTGCAGGCTCCCTTAGCGCCACAGCCTGCTGCGCCCGTTCGGCCCTGATACGCGCTTCCCCCTTGAGTTTGGATGTATCCATTCCGCGAAGCGCAATTCGCTTTTCCAGCGGCGTGTCCTCACCAAGCAGACGAAGAAGCACGAGAAACTTGTACCAGTGCAGGAACGGTATTTCCGTCAGGTCCATGCCATAAGCCATCAGAAAAGATGCGTAGATCGCATCGGCGTCCTGCTCAAAGTCCATCATGCGCGGCTGCTCTGACGGCTCCCTGCACTCCCCGAAGGCAAACCCGATGAACTTTTCAAGCCCTCCAGGCACATCCTGCCCCCGGAAAAACCACTGTTTCAACAAATAGAGCCGGTCGCGTTCCCGTATGTCCTCATCCCTGAGCACGCGCAGGCACTTGAGCACCGTGCGAAAATCCGCATCTACCTCATAGCTCTGTCCGTTTTCACCGAAAACAGCCCCCGGCCAGGCCTTCCGGGGAATGTGCGACAGAGAAAACTCATGCATACGCCTCTTCCAGCGCCTGTGCACAGGCCTCAACCGCGCCCTGCGCGATCTCCGTCAGCATGTGGTAGGAAAAAGCAAGGCCGGGCCTGTCGCAACCGCTCAGCTTTCGGGTAGCGCCCTTGCCAAGAATGCCGTCGATCATCCTCTGCAGGTCGCCGGCCGCTTCCAGCGCGCCATCTACGCCGGAAATATTCCTGCCTTCGTATTTGCGTTTGGCGTCCTGAACCATGTGCAGGATCTCAACGTCGCTTTTCTGAAGCTGGAAGATATGCCCGTTGATCTTGAGCTTAACGGGCTCGGGCATTCTGATGGTCATTTCTTTCATTGGTTTAGCTCCTCCTAAGTTTCACAGGCGGCGCGCCATGCAGCAGGAACACATGGCGCGCCGTCGTCCGTCATGCCTCCGAATCGGGAGTAAACGTCTTGGTGGACGTGTTGAACGTGCCTTTTTCAAGGTCGCCGATCTGGCGCAAGGTGCAGCTTGCAGTCACAACGCTCGCGGCCTCGTTGGTCTCGTCGCCGGGCTCGCACGCAACGCGATAGCGCCGCGCGGGATAGGCGCCTGCTTCAGCCTCGGCCAGCAGATCCACGCGGTAGTAATAAAACTCCGCGTCCGTGCCCGTGAGCTGGTCGTCTGCCACCCGCTGCAACGCCTTGACGGCGTCATCGTCCACGATGTCGTCATAGTTGAGTGCGAAGCTGTTGTCATAGCCCGTGATGGTGGGCGATCCGTTCTTTTCATTGATGTAGGCGTCCGTGGTCGTCTTGGGAGAAGGCGAGCGGTTCAGGCTCTTGATGCCCACGCCCAGAAGATGGATGGTTTCTTCGCCTTCTCCATCAACCTGAACGCCCAGATAGTGCGCGGTCTCCCACGCCATACGCTTTTTGGCCATAATCTTTTTCCTCCATTCATTTTTGGGGTATGCAAAAGCCGCTCCGGCGGTACGCGGGCGGCTTGACTTTTCCATGCGGCTGTGATATTGTAACGGTGCAGAGGGTTGAACCTTTACCTCTGCTGTTTAGCGGTCACGATCTTGCTCATCGTGGCCGTTTCTTTTTTTGTTCATCAGCCATCCGATGTACGTTGCCATGGCAGCGGCCAGCAGGATGTTGAGTACCTCAAAAAGCATTTGCAACACAGGCTTCACCTCCTTCCCTTTCAGGATCTTGGTGAACCCTCTGCACCGGCGCGGTTGCCCGCGCATCCGTATCATACCCGCATTATCCGCAGGCTGTCAAGCTCATACAGCCTGCACATAGTTGATTTCAAGGCTGAACTGGAACACGGCGGTATCGCCGTCGGTTTCCAGCATGTACGGGCTCTGGCTGACGGTCACGCTCTGGAACTGCGTGCGGGCGTCTCCCTCCGGCAGGTCGCGGCGAAGGTTGCGCCGCCACACCTCCTGCTCGAATGTATCCAGCAGCTCCTGCGCCTCCATGCGCTCGCCGTGGGTCTTTACCCCGTGGCGGAGGCGGAACATGGCATAGGCGGTCACATCCCGCGTGCCGTCCACATAGATGGTCACGCTGTCCTCCGGCAGGTCGCTCAGGCTCATGTCGCCGTCCTCCAGAAGGTCCGGCGTTACGCGCTGCGCACCCTCGACGCCTTTAAACCCAGCCAGCCACGCGATCACCTGATTCATCACTGCGTTCATCTTGCACCCGACCTTATCCGCGCCTCACGCAGGATTGCATTCACGCCGCCGTTTTTCTTCATGGCGTCAAACCAGCTATGCGTCTGGATGCCGCGATGGCGAAAGTGCTTTCCTTCGTACTGGATTCGCGCGTAGGGCGTGTACTGTCTTATCATCGTCCCACCCTTAGCGGCATATGGCACATCTGCAAGAACCTGCGTATCCTGCGGCGTGTATTTCCGCATGCGCCTGATGGCGCTTTGCGCGATGTACAGTTGCACAGGATGCCCGCGCCCGATGCCGCGTTCCCTTAGAAGTTCAACAGAACTCTTCATGCTGATCCTCATACGCATTCCACCTTTCTGTGCTTGAGGTGAGGCTTGCCCCGGTTGTCTGCGATGGCCTGTATCTGCGCAAGGCCCGGCCAGTCGCGCCGAAGCTGCTTAAGCGTGTATTCCTCCGTCAGCTCCGGCCCGTCGCCCACAAGCAGGTAGTCGCCCGGCTGCATCAGCTCGCCGGGGTCGGTATCGGGCAGCACGGTCACGCTCAGCGACTGCGCCACCTTCACCACGCCGGACGAATCGACCGTCCTTTCAGTATGCCACCGCGCCATCACAGCCGGCGCCACGACGCGCTCGAACACGTTGTCCTTCGTCACAGGGTCCACCGTCTTATGGTAGATCGTCACGGTATCCGTGAAATACCGTCGGTACCCGTGCATACTCACCCTGTCACCCCCGCATACAGCAGCGGCGTTTTCCCGTCCGCGGCTTTCAGCCCCCACAGCAGGTCAATCACCACGCTGTTGAGCGAGGAATCGCGCTGCGGGGCCGTCTCCTGCACATACGAAACACTCATTCCGTCGTTGGTGAAGGATGCCATGCGCGCGTCCTCTGCCTCGTAGCTCTCCGCCCGGTGGATCAGCTCGAATACCGCCGCCTTTACCTCCTGCGGTACCTGCTCAAGGTCCCGCACCCGTCCGTGCGTAAGCCGGTCAATGCGCCCGCATGCCGCCGTGCACAGGCGGGTGAAAGCGGGTTCTTCCGCCGTGCCGCCCATGGATTTGTACTCGTCATAGGTCAGGTACACGCTTTTCGCCCCCGTTTCCCGGCCCCGGAAGGCCGCTTTACCACGTTCGCACTGTGCGGTCTGTAGGCTTGGTTGCCGCTCGCTGTGGCACAGGCAGCCGCATCCACGCTCTCACGCAGATCAGCCGTCTTCACGCCGGGAGGAGGACGGCGCCCATCCTCCTCCGGGTACACTCTGCCAACCGTCCTCATCCCATCACCTCCATCAGGTCGTGGCGGTGTGCAGGTAGATGCCGGCCAGCTTGTTCTCGTACACATCGGCCAGACCGTAGCTGCGGTAGAAGAACATCCAACCGTCGCTGGTCTGGTTCTGCTCGGGCGTGATGATCTTGTTGACCACGTGCTTGTTGAACTGGATCACGGCGGGCTTGTGGATCACCATGAAGTTGATGTTCTTGCCGCCGGAGGCCTTGGCATAGCCGCCGGCGGTTTCATCGGAACCGGGTTCATCATCGCCGGTATGGTCAATTCCGTCCTTAAGGTCGATGGCGGTATAGAACCGGGTCTGGGGCACCTTGGTCACGGCGGCGAAGCTGTCCATCACGGCCTTGCTCTTGGTGGTGTCGATGTTCTGCACCAGATTGTACAGCGTGGGGGTGATAAACAGATACCGCTCGGTGGTGGGCACCTCGTCCTCGTCCATCTTGTTCTGGCTGGCGATCAGGGCGGCGAGTACGGCTGCCGCGTCGGTCAGGGATGCGGGGGTCGCGGCGCTGATGCCGCTCACGGACGCATAGGTGGCGAAGCGGAAAGCGTCCTGTTCGGGGGCGGCCTTGGTGCGGATGAACTCGCTGCTCAGGCTCCCGAAGGCCACGCCCGCGGTCTCCTCGTCGTCCATGGCGTCCACGGTGAAGCGGCGGCCACGGTCGTAGTTGAACTTGACCGTTTCGTGGGTCAGGGTCACGCTGCCCTGCGCATAGCCGCTGTTTCGGCTGTAGTCTCCCAGACCGTCCATGCTGATCTTGGGCACGACGATCTCGTTGGCATTGGTGCCCATGCGCACCATGGCGCCGTTCATGTCCAGCATGCTGGTCACGCTGGCGTTCTGGTATACCTCGTCCAGCAGGCTGGTGTACTTCTTGAAAAGGGTGATGTTGTTCGACATATCGTTATCCTCCGTTTCTTACTTTTTCGGCGGCAGTCCCATGATGGCGCGGGCGTCGTCGTCGGACGAAACGCCGCCGATGCCGCCCATGTCCGGCTTGCCTCCGGGGTTCATGCTTGCAAAATAGTCCTTGTCGCGCGTCAGCCCGTCGAAGATGGCCGCGTCTCCCTTCCCCTCGTTGGCCTTGTCGGCCAGCGCCTTTTCAAACTCGCCGAGAACGCCCTGCCGCACGAAGTCGTGCACGAACTTGCGGTCGCCCACGACGGCGTTGAAGCGGCTTTCCAGCGCGGCGCGCGCCTGTGCGGCCTTCTCCGCTTCCTGCCGCTGCGCTTCCGCCTGTTTGTAGCGGTCGATCTCGGCCTGCAGCTTGTCCGCGTCGGCCTTTGCGGCTTCCAGCGTGCCGATGGTGGTCTTTGCCTCGTCCAGCTCGTTTTGCAGGGCGGTCAGCTTCGCGGCGTCGGCCCCGGCGGCGCCCTTGGTGCGCTCGATGTCCGCGCCGTGCAGGTCCATGATCGCCTTCACCTGTTCGTCGGTCGCTTCGGGAAAGGTCTTTCTTACGTCGTCTCTGGTCATAATATCCTCCTGTCGCCTTACGGTTTTTTTACGCGGTGCCCTTCCGCCCCGGCTTGATAGTTTTACGGCGTTCCGGCCCATTTGTGTTGCTTCGCACGGTCCGCCCTTTGGGCGGCCCGCTCTGTGCAGGTAACGTGCTTGGTCGCCGCTCGCTTTCTTTGAGGGTCCCTTCCCTCAAAGCGCTCGCTGTGGCATAAACCTTGCATTCTCCGTTTCGGGTATGCAAAAGCCGCGCCCCGTGGTGGGTGCGCGGCCTTTCCAACGTATTTAAAAACCGCCCCGGCGGATGCCATAGGCGGTTCATTCTACTTTACGTCCTTCCTTCCATGCCTTACGGGCCTCATTCAGGCTCATGATGTTAGCCCCGCCTCCCCTGTCAGGGTTCCATGATTGAACAGGATCGTTTTCCCAGAAACACACATCACAAATCTCATATTCGGCTACCATGGTTTGCCCACAGCATGGACACTTGATTTTATCGGTTTCGTTCAATTTCATCCCCCCAGTAATCCATTTTGTCTTTTGGCTTGAAAGCCGTGCGGATATGTCCGTCCTTCGTGCCAACGACGAACTCATTTGTGGAAATCCGATACTTTGAAACGCTTCCGTCCGATCGTTTCAAGCTCAGTATATCATCGGAAACAGGGGATTGCAACAGCTTCCGGGCACGGTTTATGTACTCTTCCTCGCTGATGCCCCCATACTCCGAAAGGTGCTTGCTTACGTGTCTTTGATAAAGGTTTTCGGTCGCAAATACGGCATTCTTGTACTTTTCAGCATCTGAAAGCTGCTCTACAGTCTTTACCGCCCTGAACCCGCTCACGGTCATCTTATCCGTCCGTACTTCCAGCCCCGCGTCTTTGCTGATGCGGTCGTACCGCTTCCGCAGGTCATTGATCCGCTGCTGGCACTGCCTGCGCAGCACGTCGTCCCCGGCGGCCTTGGCGGCAATGGCAACGTCCTTTTCCCTGCGGATGGCGGTTTCAATCCGCCGCTGCTCCTGCGTCCACTGGTATCGGCTTTGGGTCTTTCCGTCAATGGTGACCTGCTCCACGCTGCTCCTGCGGTACTCGGCCAGCTCCTCCTCCGTGTACGCCGGTTCGCTGATTCCCAGCACGATCGGCTCGGCCACATGGCTGCAATTCCATATCCCTTTTGCAATGGGCCGCCGCAGGGTCTGATTCAGCCGTTCAAATTCTTCAAGGCTGAATTGCCGCCCCTGATACGGCAGATGATCCTCCGCGCACAGCATGTGGGCGCTGATTTCCACACCGTCGGCCCCAAACGCCTTGCCAGCTTCGTCGCGCGTGCGCTGCATCAGCGCCCGGAAGCCGTCCAGCACGTTCTGGCGCGCCGCCGTGTCCAGCCTGCGGGTCAGGCCGCTCGCATACCGCACCTTGCGCGTGTTGTCTATCACGCACAGGCCGTCCCACGCCGCGCCGCGAAGCACGCTTCGGATGGCGCTCTGGTAGCTCTCCGTGCCCAGCTGCACGGCGCTCACCGCACGGTCCACAAGCCCCTGATAGGACGCGCTGCTTACCGTGGTGTTGCTCAGGTTCACCATGGCGCGGGCCGTTTCGATGTACTGCGCGGCGGCCATGGCTTCGGCAATTTCGTTGCGCAGGTAAGGCTCGGCATTCATAAGGCCGTCGTAGGGCTTCATGGCCGCGTCCGCCGCCTGTCGCAGCAGCTTTTCCAGCTCTTTCAGGCTTTTCCCGGTTTCCGAGGCGAGCTTCCGTTTTAGCTTTTCCATGTCCGCGCCAATATCCCGCAGGCGCTCGAGCCGGTATAGGTCGGTGGGGGAGACGCGCCCGATGGCCCGGATGCGCTCGCCGATGATTTCAAGGTATTCCTCGTTCAGCGCCTCATAGCGGCGTATGAAGATCTTAGCCGCACGTTCCGCCGCATCCAATGCTTACACGTCCCCCCTTTCCGCATACAAAAACAGAACCGCAGGCGAGTGCGATTCCGTTGACATTTCCATCTGTTCATGCTATGCTTAACGCGGCAGAGGTTCATCGACACTTGCCTTTGCCTTACAGATCAGCGATCACGGTTGCCGCCGTGATCGTTTCTTTTTGTCGTAAAGTACCACCATAGCAGCGTCGCGACAGCGGCGGACGCAATGGCGGTCAGTATATCAAAAAGCATCTGTTGCATAGGCCTCACCTCCTTCCCGCCCGGGTTGGTGGTGTGAACCTTCTGCCGCGGCAACGAGCCATGCCCGTTGCCCGCTTATTTTACCATGAACCCAAATGTCAGGCAACTGCCCGCTTACGAAACGGTTTCTCCGAACGCCATCGGGTCCGGCTGCTGCGCCTTTGCCTGCTCCACCTCCGCGCGCGCGTCCTCCATCGTGCCGCCCAGCACCCACTGGGTCAGCCGCTCGCCCGTGATCAGCCCGCGGCTTTGCAGTTCGCTCATCTGCGCAAAGGTCTGCTGGCTGCTTTCCAGCAGGCTCATGTCCCAGTCAAAGGCCGCTTCCCACTGTCCACGGGCGCCGGCAGGAGTAAGCCCGAAGCGCTCGGCCAGCACGTCGGCGGCATACAGCGCGTCCCGCACGGCTGTCTCGATCTCCCGCCGCATCAGGCTGACAAGACTGTAAGTGTCGTACATCGCGGCGCGCACCTCGTCGCGGTTGGCGTAATTCATCTGCTGACGCTCGGTCAGGATCCCCTGCGACAGTCCGCATGCCTTCTCCACGCGGCGGTACAGGCTTTGCAGCCGCCCTTCAAACTCGCTTTGACGGATGGCCGGGGCGAAGTGCTGCCACTGCTGCCCCTCGCCGATGGCTCCATAGCTCACGGGCACAAAGGGCGTTTCGTCGTCCTGCACGGTGCGGCGCACGTCCTGGATGGACAGGTCGTCGAGATTGCGCCACAGCGTCGCGTCCAGCCCCAGCATGGGTCGCGCCAGTTTGAACTCGCGGCGGTACCATTTCAGGTGCTCGCAAAGCTCGGAGATCTCCGTTTCCGCCCCCCAGGTCACGGGCACGCCGTAGTCGCTGTCCTGCGCGCGGTTGTCACGCGGGCAGCGGATCCATGCCAGCAGCAGCCGGTCCGTACCGGAAATGCTGATCTCCTCGTCGATGCCCGCCCACTGCGCCACCGTGTCCATAGGTACCGGCATTCCTGATTCACTCACCACCCGCTGCCGGATGACCTGCTTATCCCCTTCCAGCCGGTAGTCTATCAGGCGGTAGTAGCGGCGGCTGTTCACCTGCGCCTGATCTGCCAGCACCGTGGCGGCCGTGATGCGCTCTCCCCGCCGCGCGCTTACTGCCACGCGGGACTGATCCACCGCAGTGACCACGATTTCCCCGCCTGTCACCATCGGCACCAGCACCTTGCCGCCCTTGCCCCAGGCCTGCGCCACGATGCCGGGCATCTTCCGCCAGAGGGTGTTTGCCACACTGGTCAGCAGCTCCGCGCGCTGGCCGTTGCCCTCCACGGCCAGCGTGCTTTCGCCAAGGGTCAGGGCAGACAGCCGCCCGGCGATCACCGCCGTGATGTTTTCGCCCGTCGCATCCTCATACCGCTGCACAAACGCGTCCACCGGCTCGGCTGCCTTGCGCGGTCTTAAGCCAAACAGCCGCTGCACCCATTCGATCAGTCTTGCAAGCATGTCATCTGTCCTTTCTCAGCCATACGCGGTTGAGCGCATAGCGCACTGCGTCAATGGCGTGGTTGTCGCGGTCGGGATACCCCTCCACGTATTCTCCGGACCGATTCTTTTCGTGCTCATAGCGCTGGAACTCCCGCGCCGTTTCCGGCGTGCGCGTCGGGTCGATCACGATGCGCCTGCGTGTCCTCAGCCACCGGATGCCCGCTTCGATGCTTCCCGGACCCTTCAGCGCACCTGTAGCACGTAATCCCTCGGCCCGTAGATCCGCGATGGGTTTCTCGCTCGCACTGTCGCAAATGATCTCGACCGACCGGTCCAGCCCTTTCTGATCCTTGAGCAGCCCCGCCAGCTCCCGGTCTCCGGTGCGGTACCTGCGCAGCTCGTCCAGCACATACACCGTCTGACCCGCTGGATCGTAGCTCACGCGCACCCAGTGACTTGGGTCTGGCCAGTAACCAAAGTCCAGCCCGTCGTAAAACGCGCCCATCCGCCTGATTTCCCTGTCCGGGATGGGCCGCAGCTCCACATTTTCAAACACCTGACCGCCCGTGCCGGTCACTTCGCCCAGGTACATGTGGCGCCATGCCCGCTCGTCACTCTGGCGCAGAGCCTCGGCGTCGCTGAGGAATGCCTCGCCCAGCCACTGGGGCGGCATGTCCAGATAGGTGGACCGATGCGTCATCCGCTCCGGACGTACCCTGAGCGCCTCCTCGTTGACCCAGTTTGCCGCGCTTTGCGGTGGATTGTAGCTGTAGAAGGTGATGGCGCTGCAGCCGCGCAGGGTGCTTGCCTTGATGGTCTGTATGGCCTGCATGCCGTCAAACTCTGCCAGCTCCTCAAACCACAGGTAGCGGAAAACCCCCTTTTGCAGCTTGATGCCCTTGCTTTTCTGCGGGTCGTCCGCGCCGCGGAACAGAATCCGTTGACCCGTGGGCAGGTACTCGATCTCCATGGGGCTTACCCTGCGCCGCCAGCAGTCGGGCACGCCCAGCGCTTCGATGGCCCACCACAGCTGCGCCAGCACACTGTCGCGCAGGGTGTCGGCCACCTTGCGGTATACCAGCGCGTTTGCCTGCGGGTCCCTCATCATTCCCAGTACGATCTCAACGCTCACAAAGCTGCTCTTTCCACTCCCGCGCCCGCCGTATAGCCAGTATTCGGCGTGCCCGCCGCGGCGGATGTCGGCATGTACCGCATGGAACGCCGGGGCAATCAGCCCGGCAAGGCGCACGTCAGGCATGCTCTTCTCCATCCCCAGCCAGCGCGGCGTTCGGCTCCGGCACGTCGTCCACAATGGTTACCAACCCGCCCGGCACCTCAACCCGGTCGGTCCACAGGGCATACCGCTTGCCCAGCAGCTCGGCTGCGCGGTTGACGTCGCTTAGCTTGGGCGGTATCTGCTCCAGGTGCGTTTCCTCCCGGTCTGCGTATCGGGTGCGGCCGTCCTCGCATATTACGGGCATATGGCTGCGCAGCGTCACTACCACGGTTTCCCTTTCCTCCCGCCTGAGGATGCGGGTGAGGGCCTTCAGCACCTCGTCCCCGGTGGCGATCAGCTCCGCGTCCTTCTGGGCCATCATTTCAGCGATGCGGGCGGATATCTGAGGTTTCCTGAGGTTGTCGGCCCCTGTCCGGTAGGCCGTCCTTGGACTGTACCCGGCACGGATCGCCGCCTGGGTAGCATTGCAGTCGATGATGTATTCCTTGCAGAACCGCTCGGTACTGTCAAGAGTTATGCGCAAAATCGGTTTGCAGACTCCGGCTGAATGAGGTCAGCCAGCAATAGAGACGTCTT